AGTAGATGCTATTGGGCAATTACAAAAGATTAAAGATTCACACCAACATGGCACAGTAAACCACAAAGATGGTTCTGCCAGTAAGATTGATGCTCAAACTGCTCATGCCGTATTGACGGTTCATAAGAGTTTGAATGATGTAAATAAAAAGAAGTTTGCAGATATGGTGGCAAGGTCATCACATCATATGCAGAAGGCCGCTGACTTTTCTTGGAAACATTTAAAGTGAGTTTGATTAATCTAATCATTGAAGGTAGATTATCAGAGGCAAAAGAGTTGATTTACAATCGCCTAGATAGTATGGCATACGAAAGTTTGCAGGAAGAAAAGTCGGTTGTTGCTGGTAATACCTATGAATGGGTCGAAGAAGAATTAGACGAATCTGTTAACATCGTTAAGATGGGCAGAATGAAAAAGATTCGCCGCCGTATTCGTAGAAATAAACAAGGTAGAATTATCGTTCAGAAGAATGTTCGTAAGTCTGCTATTAAAGGTTATAAGGTAAGTGGTAATCGAGTTGTTCGTATACCAACTATCCAAAGAATACAAAAAGCAAGAAAACTAAAAAGGTATTGGAAGACAAAAGGCAAAGCTAAGTTGCGTAGAACACTACTCAAACGAAAGATGTCTATTAGACGCCGAACATCCATGGGAATAAAATAAAATGGCAATCGAAATTACAAACAAAAAGCGTTCAGTATCGGTTATCCGTGTAGAAGGTGCTACTACAAACACCGTTTACTTGGCTAACTTATCCGCTGGCGCAGATGAAACTGTTACGGGTGCTACCATCAAAAGAGTTATGTGGTCGACAGGCGGTACAGTTAACATTACAAGAAACTCAAATAGCATTTGCACATTATATGGTTCAGGCGAAATGCGTTTTGATGAATCTGCATATACTGTTGCTAACAATAGCACTTCACCAATCGTTATCACAGTCGCAACTGGTGGTTGCGTGTTTGTTGAAGTATCTAAAGAAGCAACATACTCACCTGCATTAACAGGAATGTAAAATGAAACTTATTAGAGAAAATATTGAAGAAGTTAAGTATATTACTGAAGCTTCTGAAAACGGTAAAAAGAACTTGTATATTACAGGCCCCTTTTTAGTTTATGACAGACCAAATAAAAATAACCGACTTTATACCAAACAAACTTTGGCAAATGAAGTTAGTCGTTATAATGAGGAGTTTGTCAAAACGAATCGTGCTTTAGGTGAATTGGGACATCCAGACACTCCATCTATTAACTTAGAAAGAGTATCACACAAGATTGTTTCACTAGAAGATAATGGTGAAGCATTTATTGGTAAAGCAATGATTTTAGAAACACCATATGGTAATATTGTTAAAAACTTTATTGACTCTGGTGTTAACCTTGGAGTATCTTCAAGAGGTATGGGTTCTCTCATGCAAACTAAAGAAGGTTACAACCTGGTACAGGATGACTTCCGATTAGCAACTGCGGCCGACATTGTGGCAGATCCATCTGCTCCTGGTGCATTTGTTAATGGTATCATGGAAAACAAAGAATGGTTGTTCGTTGAAGGTCGTTTCGTAGAGATGGACATTGATTCAGCGAAGAAACAAATCAGACAAGCATCACGCAAAGATATTGAACAGGTTGCCTTAACTCTGTTTGAAAACTTTATTCGAAAACTTTAATTTTATAAATAAGAAATCATAAGGAGATTCCTAATGGCATCAAACAAACTATTCGAGGCAGCCGCAGAAATTCTTGCATCAAGCAAGGGTGCTGCTCCAGCTATGCCTCCACAAAAACTAGACGGTAAAGTTGTTGACCTTGGTGGTCCAACAAATACTGACTACAAATCAACAGATGATTCTGCTAAGGTTAATGCAACTGCTGCTGCAACATCAGCAACTGCACCAACAACTAAGCCATCTAATGCCTCTTCTGACAAGCAAGAAATGCTTGGCGGTGGTCAAAAGACTATGAAAGAAGAAGAGCAAGTAGCTGACGAAGTTATTGCTGAAGCAGATTTAGAAGAAAAGAAACAATGGAAAGCAAAGATGAAAGAAGATGTTGATGCTTTGTTTGCCGATGATGAAACAATTTCTGAAGAATTCAAATCTAAAGTATCTACGATTTTTGAAGCTCGTGTTCAAGACCGTATTGCTCAATTAGAAGAAGAAACAGAAGCACGCTATGCTGGTATGCTTGAAGAAGCAGTTGAATCCATCAAGCAAGACTTGACAGAGAAAGTAGATGACTACCTCTCATACATTGTTGAACAATGGATGGAAGAAAACCAAATCGCTATCGAATCTGGTCTCCGTGCTGAAATGACCGAAGATTTCATCGCCGGTCTCCGTAACCTATTCGCAGAGAACTATATTGATGTTCCTGCCGAAAAAGTCGACCTCGTTGAAGAACTTGCTGCTAAAGTTGAAGAACTTGAAGGCAAACTCAATGAAGAAATCGACCGTGGTGTATCATATGCTAAAGCATTGGTTGAATCACGCAAATCTGAACTTACTCGTGAAGTTTGTGAAGGCTTAACAGCAACTCAAGTTGAAAAAATCAAATCACTCGCAGAGAGTGTTGAATTCTCCACAGAGGACGAATACAAAGAGAAACTTGAAACAATCCGTGAGAATTATTTCCCAACAGGTATTGTTAAAGCTAGCGAAGCTCAACTTCAGGAAGAAGTAACTGATGGCACAGAGAAGCAAGTTGTTTCTAACGACCCACTCGTTGCCGCAGTTGCAAACGCAATTTCTAAAACTAAACTCTAATTCTTAGGAGATAACTAAATGTATTTGTCCGAACAATTACAAAAAAAATGGGAAGGCGTTCTGGATCATCCAGATATGCCTGCTATTAAAGACCCATACCGTAAAGCTGTAACCGCTGTTGTGCTTGAGAACCAAGCTCAAGAAATGGCAAAAGCTGCTGGTATGTTGACAGAAACAGGTTCACCTACAAACTTTGCTGGTACAGGCGGTTTCGGTGGTTCAGCAGCTGCTGCTGGTCCTGTTGCTGGTTTCGATCCAATCTTGATTTCTTTGGTTCGCCGTTCACTCCCAAATCTAATCGCTTATGACATCTGCGGCGTTCAGCCAATGACTGGTCCTACTGGTTTGATTTTCGCTATGCGTACCAAGTATAGCTCACAAGGCGGTACAGAAGCTTTCTACAACGAAGCTAACACAGGTTTCGCAGGTGCAAACGGTGGTGGTGCTCAAGTTGCATTGACAACTGGTACTCCTCCAACAGAAACATTCACATCTAACGCTGCTGCAATCGCTGCTATGACAACAGGTTCAGCTGAAGCTTTGGGTGATGGCGCTTCTGGTAACACATTCCAAGAAATGGCATTCTCTATTGAGAAAGTTACTGTAACTGCAAAGACTCGTGCTTTGAAGGCAGAATACTCAATCGAGTTGGCACAAGACTTGAAAGCTGTTCATGGTCTTGACGCTGAAACAGAATTGGCAAACATTCTCTCTACTGAGATTCTTGCTGAAATCAACCGTGAAGTTATCCGCACAATCTACGGTACTGCTAAGTTAGGTGCTCAAGTTGGTACTACTACTCGTGGTAAGTTCGACTTAGACACAGACTCTAACGGTCGTTGGATGGTTGAGAAGATTAAAGGTTTGGCATTCCAAATCGAACGTGAAGCTAATACAATTGCCAAGACAACTCGTAGAGGAAAAGGTAACATCCTTATCGTTTCTTCTGATGTTGCTTCTGCATTTGCAATGGCTGGTTTGCTTGACTATCAATCTGCTTTGAATAGCCAAGTTAACTTGACTGTTGACGATACAGGCAATACATTTGCTGGTACAATGTTTGGTCGCATCAAGGTTTATATTGACCCATATGCACAAACTTCTGCTACTAACGAATTTGCAGTTGTTGGTTTCAAAGGTTCTAATGCCTATGACGCTGGTCTGTTCTACTGCCCATACGTTCCATTGCAAATGGTTCGTGCAGTTGATACAGGTACTTTCCAACCTAAGATTGGTTTCAAGACCCGTTACGGTCTAGTTGCTAATCCGTTCGCTGAAGGTACAACTCAAGGCTTAGGTGCTTTGAATGTTCAGTCAAACAACTACTATCGTTCTTTCGTAGTTGCGAACATTATGTAATTAAAAACTCCGTTAAGAGAGTTCTTAGAGAGGCACTTCGGTGCCTCTTTTTTTGTCTTATAAATACCACTATATTTGAGAGAACATAAATGAGTGCTTTAGATAGAAACCCACAGAATCAGAACCTATTACATCCTAATAAGTTCCAGCTAAACTTTAGCCGATTACCCAATACGCAATTCTTTTGCCAAACAGTTGGATTGCCAGGTGTATCAATGAGTGAAGTTATGAGAACTACACCATTCGTTGACCTCTATTCTCCAGGCGAAAAGATAATTTATGACCTTTTGAATGTTACCTTTATTGTTGATGAAGATATACAGACATGGCTTGAGATTCATAATTGGATCCGTGCTATGACTTTCCCAACTGACTTTAAAGAATATAGTCAATTGGCAACATTGTCTAAGTTTAGCAATCCTGTTAAACCACAGTATTCAGATTGCACACTTACCTTGTTGACAAGTGCCAATAATCCAAATTATCGTGTTCAATTTTATGATGTATTCCCCACAACTTTGTCCTCAATCATGTTCTCGTCATCTGATACTCCAGATAGTGTTATGACTGCCGATGTTACATTTAGATTTGCCTATTATAATATTGACAAAGCTTAATTAATCTGTTATACTCCGTCTAGGAGGATTTGTAATGAGCAAACTTGATGAATTATTAGAAATGTGGGCAAAAGATTCTGTTATTGATAGAACAGAACCAGGTAAAGAACTTACCAATATTCCACAACTGCATAGTAAATACTTGAATATACTTTCAAGGCATCGCCTATTGGCAAAAGAAGCCGAATTCAAGTATAA